AACCCCGTATTAATCTGGTACGCGGCAACAACGGAGGAACCTCCCCCCGCTGTACTACCAGAAGAGGCCGATCCCGCCGTGCTTATAGTGTAACTATTAGGGTTTACTAATGTAAGCTCATGTTCCGTGTTCAATTGTGCGGCGGTAATGCCATCCGTAGTTGTTGCACCGCTCAAGGTTACAAAGTCTCCGTCCACGGCTCCGTGTGCTGGAGCCGTTACGGTAACAATACCACTTCCGGATGAACCCGTAGTAAGGGGATTGCTTCCCAAAGTTGTCGTTGCACGGATCGGGGTGATATCATTATATAAACCCCCCTCCTCAACATACATCTTATCTTCTGTTCCAAGACCCATGTACTTAGCGCCACTAAGCGTGGACCACGTGTGAAGGGATCTTCCCGTGCCTTGGATTGTGTTACTACTTATGCGCTGCCAACCCCCCATTTTTTCGGGGCGACCTTTACGAAACCTGATTAAATCGGAATTGTACCAACCCGTCTCGTCACCATATGAAGTGGTTTCCCGGTCTACCCCCGGACGAAACTGTATCTTAGATAAGGGCATCCGTTACGCTTTACTCAGTCGATAATTAAGGCTTAATGGATTCAAGATAGGCTGCATAATCATCTATGATTTGCTGAGTCCATACTGCGCCAGCAATAGCTTTAATATGATCTGATTCTCCAGACACATCGTCGCCCGGTGACAGAACATAACGATGAAAGTTGTCCTTCGCTCTAATGGAGTTGTCACTATCGTCTATGATTTGTTTATCTTGACGCACTTGGATGTGATTGTAATCCCCAACCACCTCAACTTTGTCCTCTTTAATTCGCTCAACTAAAGCCATTTTCTTTTCCCTTCTTAGTCAGTCTCATAATATCCGGTGACGTAAGTATACTTGTTTGCTCCATCAGCGAAGTTTGTGTGATCAAAAGCACCCAAATTTCCAACTGATCCATTCGACACAGTATTGAACGCTACTACCGTCGTGTTATCATAAACTCGGGTCGAGACATTATCCTCATTCGAGTAGTCATTAAAAGTTGCGTGGGCCTGCATCGGGACATTTGGACAATTTGCAGTGAAGGGAAGTCCCTCTATAGACAAAGACCCAGTACCGGAGATGGTGTCTAGCATCCGAGCGATTAAAGAAAAATTGATTCCCGGTCCTACTTTTGTATAGAAGCCTGATGTAGGAGCAGATGCGTGAGTGTTGTTAGTCGTGCCAAATTTGAGTACGGGAGTGAATGTTCCAGTTTCATAATCATCCAGCGCATTAGCCGATCCCGTTCCACCTATATGAATATTGCCAGCGATGTAAAGGTCTTTCCAAGCAATAGAGGAAGTTCCTAAATCGTCAGTGTTATTTGTATCGGAAACTAAAGAGGTGTTGATAGCTACACTTGATAAATTATCTAGCGCAGCACTTGCTCCACTTCCAAATCCGGTAGCTGTGCCGCTATTGGCTATGGTTCCGCCGGAAGCAATTTCTAGCGTACTACCGGATGGGACAGTAAAAGTATTGGCGGTAAACTGGAAATCATCGGCTCCGGCAATCCTAATGTCTATTTGATCATCCGTATCTGCTGTAATACTAGTATCCCCGTCAGCGTCAAGAATTAGCTCAGTGCCATTCATGTCGATGTTTGAGCCAGTTTGAACTTCAAATTTATTTGCCGACATTACAAAATCTTCGGCACCAGCTATATCAAATCTAATGGTGTCGTCGTCGTCGCCGCCTTCCTCCACTTGTATTTTGGTATCGCCATCCTGATCAGAAATTTCCGTGGAGATCATAGCCGCACGAACCGCAGCGCCAGAGCCAGCACCATCGGCATAAATCCATGCTGTAGCTCCATTAGACACAGTCACATTCGCGCCAGTTCCCTGAGAGAAAATAGCATTACGATTGGCTGACAAATTGTTATACACAAGATACAGCTTGTCTTGATCATTGGGGGAGAGCGTTATCGTATTATCACTACCAAGGTCGCCGCCATCTCCGAGAACCAACACACGATACATACCGTCTGTAAGACTACCGTCTGTAGTGGTCAAAGTAGTTGTTGACCCCGTCAGGGTAAGCGATCCAACACCACTTATGGCACGGTCAATAATATCCATATTGGTATTAACAGTGCCACCCCAAGTTCCTGACTGATCGCCAGTATCTGGTTTTTCAATGCCCTGATTTGCTGTATAAGTGCTTGTCATATCAACCTCTTTTTATGCTCACGCAGCTATTTCTGTCCAGCTAGGTGTTTGCGATCCATCGACCTCCGACCAGCGAGGGGTTTGAGAGTCGTCTACCCCAGACCAATTCGGCGTCTGCCCATCATTAACAAGGAACCAATCAATAGTCCCAACCGAGACGGTTGCTGAAATACCAGTAACCTCAACAGCAATCTCTACCACAACAGAGCCTACTGACCCGGTTGCAGAAACTCCTGTTACGGCATAGGCTGTTTCAACCACAACAGACCCAACACCACCAGTAGCTGCTATGCCAGTTACAGCATAGCCCTCTCCAACAATGGTATTGCCGACACCACCAGTAGCCGCTATGCCAGTTACTGGTACTCCAATCTCAACTACAACAGACCCAACGCCGCCTGTTGCCGAAACACCAGTTACACTGACAGCATCCGGCTGCCCATATGGCCCTTCACCGTAGCCACTCCTGCCCCAGCCACTAACCGACATTTACATTGCCTATGCGATCCTGATGATCGCGTCAGTTGCACTTGCTGTTGGAAACTGAACAGTAAACGTGCCTGAAGAAACTGTCTTGTCACCGCCAAAATCAAGAACAACAATCGCCGGGTTTGTTAGTGATATCGAAGTGGTGTTTGGGGCTGTATTGTAAATCAGCGCACCTCTCGCCGTGAACGATGCTGATGTCCATGTTGCATCAGCAAAATCCACATATGCTGTTGTTCCGCTTACAGCAGGGTCTACCTTCGTTAAGGCAAGTCCACCAGCGGTATAAGCAGTTCCAGAGGTATTCGTTGTTTCGTTTGTGGAAGCATACGCAGTTGTTGTCGCATCAAGACTAGCAGTACTTGTGTAAAGAGCTATTTTCATAGCATCACCCGAAGAAAGGTCAAAGTCATGCGCTCCAAGCAAGAGTTCTTTTTTGAAAGTCGTGGCCATAGCCTGTGTAATCGCCATGTTTAATAACTCCTAAGTAATTCTGCCAAATCCAAATAGCCGCCCTTCGCTAATATCTGGATGCAAGTTTCTCTTTCCTGTCTCTGGGCTGTGTTGACGTAAGCATAAACCACATTTTCCAACCTAGAGCGGAAAGCTTCTGCCTGTTCTTTTATCTCAGGGGCAGCGTTTTCACTAACCTGAACGATCTTATTAACACATAAAGTTGTAATCTGGTCAGCAGATAGCCCACCATTAGTGCTGGTAACAACAGTTGGTGAACCAATATTTGTCTCAGCACCAAACATCAAGAGGGCCTGAAAACAGGGTTTCCATTTCTGTAGCCATCCCGTCTATCACTATACTCCCCAAGCATCTTTGCTTGCGTCAAGCCTTCCTGATAACGCATTAAATACATCTGCATAATATCCTGCTCACCCTTCATAAAAGTATACGCCTCAACCAAACATCCATAAAGAAGGGCCTGAGAAAGGTTATCGCCAAGCCAAGTGTTTGCATTGCTTGAAGAAAGTCCAGTTGGCTTACATTTGTAGTGAAGCTCCATTGTGTAAGCTGCATCTGGAACAGGGGAAAGAATAAATGTAGTATTATCAAAGTGGGCGTAATGCTCTGGTTCACCTTTAGTATCTGTGTCCGGGTTCGCCTCTCTCATAAACGAAACATCTTTAGGCAATAAATAAGAATAAACATTTCCACTACTTACAACCGCAAGAGAGTGCGCAGAAAGAAAATCAGACGGCTTGCCCAGATAAGAATTTGATTCCGTTGTCGTACCAGTAGAGTTCTTACGGAAATACGGGAGGTCTACATCAAAAAGAATGCGGGTTTCTGCCTGATTGATGAACTCATCTATATGATTTGTAAACGTGGTCTCCGTATTCTCCGTGTAGTCCTTTATTGCCTGTACGAGTTCCGTGTAATTCATAGAATCACCCCTAGCTCACCACCACAGTAACTGTTCCAACTTCGCCAGTTACCTGTGTACTTGTCTGAGTGCTAAAGCCATATAAAGCAGACAGTCCGTTATTATCCCCAACAGGATTCCAATTCCATGAAATTCTTCTCTGCTGAACAACATTGGTGTCTGTTCTTGTAAACGGTAATGCTTGAGGATCATTAATTGGAAACTCGCCTAAGAAGTTCTGAGGCTGATCTTCATCAAGCATGTCCCTTGAAACCCTTAGCCCGGAATCTTTCCCGTCAACTATCTGGGGATAAAGATCGTGAAGTTTGAATGTAAGCCCACTACGATCACAGATGCCAAGTGCATACTTCCCCGCTGCCCTGCCACTCATGTCACAACCACCCGTATCCGCCGGGAACAAGCTGGACAGAAGCCTTCACCCTGTCTTCATCTGCTGCGTACTGAAACTGCTCATCGTAAACCGCCTTCAAAAGGGGAGTGCGCTGTGCTGTCTCAGGATTTTTCATAGACACATAATAAGCCAGACCTGCCGTAAGTGCCGGAAGCCATCTCGCGGGAGCATCATAGGTATTTGATCCCGCTGTTCCAACATCCTGTATCCTTCTGATCCTCCAGAATACAAGAGTATAAGTTTCAGCATCGTCTGGAACTGGCCATAATGTATACTTGGGACTTGTTGTCCTTTGAATATAAATCTGTAACGGCTTGCCCCGCTGTAGCTTGTTGGGCAACTGCGCATAAGACATTGGCGATAACCGTGTCACATTCGTATCTGTCTGCTGGTTTGTATCCCCGGCATCCGTGCGCACCATCTGATCAAGAAAATCAATAGTTCCAGCAGGAAAGTCGTAGGTGGCCGTACCTGCCGTGAGCGTTCTAGTACCCTCCTCAATTGTCCACAGATTTAAGCCACGGTTAATCCACTCTATTGACATGAGATCAAGGCTGCGTCTGGCTGTCTTTAATTCATAGCCACCACGCATCTCAATCCCGGCACGTTCATACGCCTCCTCGCATATATCAACGATATCAAGAGTAAAATCTGTGGTGTTAGAGGTGGCCATCTAGGCGTACCTTTTCTTCTTTATTTTTTGGCCAGTTTTCTTGGCGAACTTGGCAGCATCCTTTTTCCCTTTGGCCGTATAAGGAAACTTCTTTTTACTCTTGCCCTTACCAACAGTCGGCATCACGACCTCCTATAAAAGTTATATTCCGGCCCTTGCAGCAAGAACTCTATCCACCTTTGCCTCAAGGCGATCAAACCTCTCCAAGAGCCTGTTAAGGTTTGCTTCTGCATCTGGTTTTGTAACGTATGTTTTCGCTACCTCTTCCCTAGTACTATAAATCTGCTTCCTGATATCAAGAACAGACTGAGACATGCCGCGAACCCACCAAAAAAACAAGCCAACAACACCAGTAAGAATAAGGTTCCAAATCAACGCGGATTGTTCAAGCATAGCGACGACCTTCACTAAATATTTACTGATCAATCGTAGTACTTTACAGCCCTTATTATTATTTCGTAAGCATCTCCACTAGCTTCAGTGCCAAGAGTGGAAAGCAAAATATCCCCAGTTGGGTTTGTCCCATACATCTTCAAACCACCAACACTAGTAAAATCTTGATGCGTCCAGCCCACACCCAAGTTTAGTGCAACCACATCCGTGTCTGCGTCATACCAAAGCTGAACACCATCGAACCCATAAACCTGCGCCCATATCTCCTGAATGCGAACTTCGTTACAAGCATTACCGCTTGAATCATTGGCAAGGGCGGAAACATCAATCTTCGTAACTTTTGATTCTCCAGTTGAGTCCGAAAGGTTAGTAAGCTGTACAACAAGCTGCCGCTCACCATCCTCCAACTCAGTCGTACTTACAGCATCAGCCATAGAAATCTCCCATAAGGAAAGAAGGGGGCGTAAAGCCCCCCGCCCTCACTAAGATTTGTCTTTAATCTTCCCAGCCAAAACCAACGCCTTGTAAGCCGCACTTCCTTCAGGAGGAGGCGGGGCTTTTTTAGGAGGCTTATTCTTAGCCGAAGCAATAGCAGCGCTCTTTTTAGGGGCAGCCATAATTTACCCCCTATACTTGATCGCTGTACTGGGTCATGCCGTCAGTCTGACGCTGTGATGCCGTAAACAGGTAGTCGCAATCAACCTTGTTCGCAGCAGCCTCACCAGCAACAGCAGCCAGCCATGTCGTTAGCTGAGAAGTCGGAATGTTGTCTGTGGTGGTAACCTTCAGAACACGATCAACATAAAACTCCACCTTGCCCGTTCCAGTCACAACAAAGCCCAGACGACGGTCGCCAGAGATAGTACCCCCAGAAACAGAACCATCTTCCAGATCAACGCCAGTATCAGTGGAGGTCTCAGTGCCTCCGCTGTCACAAACAGCCTTAATGGAAGCATCACCATCCGATACAAGAAAGCCAATCTGGTTGTTTGTTGCGAAAGGAACACCAGTTGCCAAGCTTCCATTCTCACAAAGACCGACAAAGATATCCATCTGATCCGCATCTGTAGAGCAGATGCGTGTCTCAAAGAATATTTTCTTATTGGCTTGCGCTTGCCATATCTCGTTTCCTTGGATCGAAGCGCCTGTGTTGTCTGAGCCTGTTCCGGCAATTTCATACCACCCGTCAATGGCGTCAGCCAAAATAGCACCAGTTCCACTGGTAAGCTGGGAGTATGTCCAATCGTTTGTGCCATCAACAGCAATGCCAGTGAAGTCATCAAACTGAACAACATAATCAGGGTTTAAGTTTAGGGGAAGGTTCTTGAACCAAGTACCCATTCCCGGCTGACGGCCCTCACCACTATACATCATTGGGCCAGTAAAGCGTGTCGTTCCCATAAAATATACCTCCTTACGAAAGGATTTGCCCTAGAGTCTTCGTAAGCGTCTGCTGGGCCAGTCGCTAGGGCTATGATTCCCAGAGAAATTCGCTACATCACAAATTACAAAACAAATAGGAAGGGGCGCGAACGCCCCTTCCGAAACTGTTATGCGCCCGGAGAACCGAAAATTCCCAGTGGGTCACTAACACCAAACGAATACCGTTCGCGAGCCTTGTACCTCACATTCCCGGTATTGAAATCGCCATCCATAGACGTGGTCATGGCAGCACGTTCAAAGTGCTTCATGCCATTCGGCACATCTGTGATGATGAACCAAGCATTCGTGTCGGTCAGGAAATGATTAACCCGATGACCTTCAGGAATGGTGCCATTGTTCTTGATGGCATTGATGTCGTTATCAGCAGTCGAAGGACGCAATTCGCTGTCCAAAATACGGCTTGCAACAAACATCAAGTCAGGCGGAACAATTACCCTTCGCGGACGTGCCGCAATTAGAAGGCCACGCTGATCAGTCCACTTGGCGATCTGAATGACAGCAGACTCCAATGAAGTCTCATTCAAATCGGAAGCAGTTGACGGGGTGTTGGAGTTAGTTCCTCCAGACGCCAATGGATGCGAGGTATTGAAAAGCGTTACGCCATCGCCAGACTGGTAACTGCCTGTTGATTGCCCGTTATTAAGCGGGTAGGCAGCCTTGGTCTGCTTGGTGTAAGCCATCGCACGGGCGAGTGCTTTGGTGTATCGCGCACTGAGACTGTCATAGAGGTTGTCCTCCATAGCTTCCTCGGTGATCGCAAATCCCATTGCAATCGTTTCGTGGTTATACCTCGCGGTGAAAGTTTCCTGCGCATTATCATACGAAATAGCTGAGCCCTCGTCTTTGACGGGGGCGGCATCGAAACCAGCCAGCGCGACCTCTTCTTCAAAAGATCGATCCGAAGATTC